AATTAATGAAACTACTTGACATTGTAAAGAATAGGAGTATAATTATTAGACCTTAACGAAAGGAGGAAGTATGGATGTACCCATAGATAAGATTGTTGAAACGTATGTAAAAATACGTGACAAAAAAGAAGAGCTGTATCGTGCATATAAAGAAAGCACAGCCGAACTTGAAGAGCAAATGAAAGTGCTAAAGCATAAGCTACTTGAGTTATCTAAAGACACCGGCGCAACAACTTTTTCAACACCCAATTACACAGCGTACCGTACAGTCAAGAATCGTTATTGGACTAACGACTGGGAAAGCTTTTATGGTTTTATGCAGGACAATGATGCAATGGGGTTGTTAGAAAAACGTATTCATCAAACTAACATGAAAGAGTTTATGGAGGGTAACCCTGACTTACACCCACCCGGACTAAATGTAGATAGTGAATATGAATTTACAATTAAACGTAAGTAACTAGGAGAAATACAAATGAGTGATATTACTCTATTCCAATCAAACAATTTACCTGACTATTTAAAAGACGTTGAGCTTGACGAGCTTACTAAAGCACTTGCAGGTAATACTTCAACAAAACGTATATCGATTCGTGGTAGCGTATTTCGTTTGATGGTTGCAGGTGAAGAGATCGCTAAGAATGAAAACCGTTCAATGAATGTTGTTATCGTTAACGGTGGTCGTGATATCGCACGTCAATTCTACGCAGGTAAATATGTAGCCGGTGAAACAGCTGCGCCTGATTGCTGGTCTAATGATGGTAAAGAGCCTGACGCTAGTTTAGAAAACCCACAATCTTCTTCATGCGAAGCATGTCCACAGAACATCAAAGGTTCTGGTCAAGGTGATTCACGTGCTTGCCGATTCCAACAACGCTTGGCAGTAGTATTGGCTGACGATATTAAAGGTGATGTGTACCAGTTAACATTACCATCTACTTCTATCTTTGGTCGTGGTGACTCAGATAAGATGCCGTTCCAACAGTATGCTAAGTATGTTGGTTCACAAGGTAAGAGCATTAATACTCTCGTTACCGAGATGCGTCTTGACTCAGACTCTGATACACCTAAGCTGACGTTCAAACCAATTCGTTTCTTAACAAGAGAGGAGTGGGAAATTGCGACTGAAAAGGGTAACTCCCCTGCAGCGAAATCGGCAATTGCGCAAACCCCTGCGGCTACTGATGGCGCAAAGCAAAAAACTTTGGCTAAACCTATCCCCACGGTTGCAGCTAAAGAAGAGGCGATTGCTGAGCCGACTAAACGCACGGCTAAGAAGAACGCGGAACCTGCGGCGAAAAAAGACTTTGCGGATGTCATCAATAGTTGGGCGTCTGACGACGATGCGTGATAGAGATGGAACCACGTGGGTACGCTTCGAGCATCATAAAGGCGAACCTAGCCGCTAGTACAGAAAGCCCCGGTGTAATGCTGGGGCGGTTCTGCATACATAAAGACATTCCAGTAAAAGACATTGCCGAGTATTTCGGTGTAAGCCGGATGACCATCTATAAATGGTTCTCTGGGGAATGGTTGCCCCGTAAAACGCATGCTGAAGCCATCGTTGGGGTATTAGCAAAGGCTAGATTCAAAACATAACCGTCAGATGGGACGACACTAGCAATGGCAAAAACAGACTTACTGTCTGCAGTCCTCTCGTCTGAGGGATGGTACTGCATAGTTGGATTAAAAAAGACAGGGACGCCGAAACAAGTATTCGTGCAGACCTTAGAAGAAGCTGAAAAAGAAATAGATGATTTAGTAGCAAAGCATTACGACGCATACTTTGCATGCGCTAAGTACGAAGCTAAGAAAACTCGTACTGGCGACAACATAAAAGCTGTTCGTGCATTTTGGTTAGATATTGATTGTGGTGAAGGTAAGCCATATAAAGATAAAGCCGAAGGTGTTGATGCACTTAAAGATTTTTGTGCTGCTGCAGGTTTACCAAGGCCATACCTTGTTGACTCAGGACGTGGTGTTCATGCTTATTGGCCTCTTACTGCTGACATAACAAAGCAGCAATGGAAGCCTGTAGCTGATCGCCTTAAAGTTGTGTGTCACGAGCATGGACTTGATGCCGACCCTGCTAGAACTGCGGACGTTGCATCTATTCTTCGTGTACCTGAGACCTTTAACTTTAAAGTTGATCCACCACTTAATGTGGCGGTGATACTGCCAGCTCCAGCTACTGACTTTGAAACATTTAGAGCAGCACTTGGTGGCAGCATGGATGAGATTCCTGACTACGCTGTAGGGCAAGTCAATGAATTAACTCGTGCGTTGATGGGTAACAAGCAACACCGCTTCAGCACAATCATGTTGAAGAATGAAAAGGGTACTGGGTGTAAGCAGCTTGAAGATGCGATTAAGAATCGTGAATCTCTTGAAGAGCCAAGATGGAGAGCAGCTTTATCTATACCTGCATTCTGTGTTGACTCGGCTACTGGTATTCACGAAGTATCGTTAGGTCACCCTGACTACTCACCAGAAGGTACGCAACAAAAGATAACGAAGATCAAGGGTCCGTATACTTGTGATGCGTTTGAGCGTATTAATCCGGGTGGTTGTGCCGGGTGCCCCAATCAAGGGAAAGTTAATTCTCCTATTACGCTAGGACAAGAGATTGTTGAGGCCGCTCCGGAGGATAACGTTGTTGAGTACACAGCAGCCGATGCTTCTAAGCCAGTAACGTACACAATACCTGAATATCCTTTTCCTTATTTTAGGGGCAGGATGGGTGGCGTATATGTTAAACCAAAGGATGAAGGTGATGACCCAGTGCTTGTGTATGAGCATGACCTGTATGTAGTTAAGCGTATGAAAGACCCACAGAACGGCGAAGTTGTTTGGATGCGTTTACATACACCGAAAGATGGCATCAAAGAGTTTGCGTTACCGGCGGTTGATTTATTGACTCCGGACAAACTAAAAGAAAAACTTGCTTGGTATGGTGTTATAGCTATGAAGAAGCAGATGGATTTAATCATGGGCTATATTGTTAAGTTTACCAAAGAGCTACAGTACAAAGAAGGAGCAGCTATTATGAGAACCCAGTTTGGGTGGACAGATAAGAACAAATCTTTTGTAGTAGGAGATACAGAAATTTGTGCAGATGGAGATAGATACAGCCCACCTTCCAGTTACACATCGCCAATCGCAGATCACTTTACACCTGTTGGCGACTATGATGAATGGAAGAGAGTAATCAATACGTATGGACGTGAGGGTTTTGAGCCTATGGCATTTGGGTTCTTCACTGCTTTTGGTGGGCCACTACTCAGGCACTTGAACCTAAAAGGTGCGCTGTTGAACATGATTAACAACGAATCTGGTACTGGTAAGACTACAGTTATTAAGGCTATGCACAGTGTGTATGGTCATCCAGAAGAAGCTATGTTGATTGAGCGAGATACTTTAGCGACACGGCTACATCGTCTTGGAGTTATGAACAACCTGCCTTTAGGTTGCGATGAGATTACTAAGATGCACCCCGATGCTTTCTCTGACTTTGCCTACGCTATTTCACAAGGTCGTGGTCGTAGCAGGATGAAAGCTAGTGAGAACGTAGAGCGTATGAACTTTGCTAAATGGCAGAACATGGTTCTATCTTCTTCTAATGCTTCCGGCGTGGATAAGCTGAAGTCGTTGAAGTCCACACCAGATGGTGAGCTTATGCGTTTGGTTGAGTGGCAGATACCTGCTAGTACACAGATACCAAAAGAAGAAGCCGATGAGATATTCCCCAAGTTGTATACAAACTATGGGCATGCGGGGCGTATCTACCTTCGTGACTTGGTCTGTAATCTTGAGGAACGTATCCAAGAAGTTAAAGACTTGCAAATTATTATCGACCGTAAGATTGGTTTTACGAATAGGGAGAGGTTTTGGTCGGGTGTGGCTGCTTGCAACTTAGCGGGTGCGATGTTTGCTAAACGTCTTGGGATTATCGATATTGATGTCGGCAAGGTATTTAAGTGGATGCTGAAAGAGTTTACCCAAATGCGTCAGGAGATTAAGCCACCAGCTTCTTCTGTTGCTAGCGTGATAGGTGAATTCTGGAATGAGCATCGCATGAATACTTTGGTAATTAACGATGATGTAGATAAGCGTACAGGGGTAGAGCTGTTGCCGATATTAGAACCACGGTATGAGCTTATCTTACGTATGGAGCCAGATACCCAGAAGTTATTCATCATAGCTAAGAAGTTCAGAGAGTATTGTGCTGAGAACCAAATCACTATGAAGGATGTACTTAACTCTTTGGCAACCGAAGGTATCTATGTCGGCACGGTTAAGAAGCGTATGTCTAAGGGTACAAAGTTATCTAGCACCCCGCCTGTAGACACATATGTATTTGACTGTGCTAAAGGTGAGTTTATGGATACCACACTTTTGGCTGAACAAGTCGCAGCAGAACGTACCGAGGAAGATGCTAATTGATGGTGTTAGCTACGAGATAAATTGGAGAGGCTTCAAACTTGGAGCTTCTTTTTTTGTCCCGTGCATACACAAAGATATTGCAAAAGAAGAAATAAAAACAGT